TTCGCGGGTGTTAAGGTTAAAGATGAGAATTTTTGGATGAATGAAGTTAAGACTGATAAAGTTAAAGGATTTTCAATTGAGGTGAAGGCTGATGTTGAACTTATAAAAATGACGGCGGAGGCCGATAAAAATGAAAACATAAAACTTATGGATTACAAAACAAGAGATGGACTAACCCTTAGATGGGATGGTGAGGCTGCTGTTGGAAGTGAAGTGTCTTTAGTGTTAGCTGATGGAACTGCGGTTGCTGCTGATAACGGGACATACGAATTGGAAGATGGAACTAAAATCGTCATCGCTGATGGTAAAGTTGCTGAAATCATGGCTGCTGAGGTTGTTGAAGAAGATGCTGAAGACATGGCAATCACACCTGATACAACAGGATTGTTAGAGGTGGTACAACCACTTATCGAAGAATTGAGAGGCGTTATTGCTGAACTATCATCAAGATTAGACAAATTAGAAAATGTTGAAACTATTGAAGAAGAAACAACATCAACTGAAAATTACAGAATTGTTGAACTTGAAGCGAAGTTGGAAAAACTATCATTAGCGGCTGGTGCTCCTTCTGTAACTAAAAAGACTGATAGTGAGATTAAAAGACAAGTTCAAAATGATATTATTCTTGAAAAGATTAGTTTCTTCAAAAAGAAATAATATACAAATTAATTAACTATTATACTTAATGTATAAAAATAAAAACAAAATAAAATTATGAAAAAAAATGATTTCAAATTAAGTTTCGTAGACAATACAGTTTTTACTGGTATTGATGCTGAGGGATTTTACGCAAAAGCCCTTTTAACAGGTAAGTCTAAAGAAGCATTTAAACTTATTCCAAACGTTAAATCAAAAATCAAATTAGGTGAATTGTCTATTGGTGATATCTTAAATGATGCTGATTGTTCATTCTCATCACAAGGTGAAGGTACTTTAAATCAAAAGGCTTTCGAAGTAGCACCTATTAAAATCAATTTAGAATATTGTCAAAGAACTTTCGAGGTAAATTATTTATCTTTATTGTTGAGACCAGGTTCTAACTCTGATGAGGTTATGCCAGCAACAGTTGAAAACTTTTTGTTAGAACAAGTAGCATTAAAAGTATCTGCTGATACAGAACAATTAGTATGGAAAGGTAACACAGCAACTGCATCTTATCCATTATCTTTAATCGATGGATTAGAAAAACAACTTCTTGCTGATGGAACTGTTATTGATGTTTCTGCTACTGCATCTATCACTGTTGGTAATGTGATTGCTGAGTTGACAAAAGTATATAATGCTATTCCAGAAGAAATAATGGGAGCTGATGATTTAACTATCTTCTTATCTCCTGTTGCTTTAAGAGCATACAGACAAGCACTTGCTGCTGCATCATCTGAAGCATACTTTATGCAAAACTATCCTGAATTACACTTTTTAGATGTGAGATTATCTGAAGCACCAGGTATCACATCTAACAAAATGGTAGCTGCTAGAACATCTAATGTCTTACTTTTAACAGATTTAATGTCTGATTTTGAAGATATTCAAATCCTTCCACAAAAATCTGTAACAGGAGTTCCTGTTGTAAGAATGATTGGTGAGTTCAAGTTCGGAGTTGGTTATATCTTCGGTTCTGAAATCGTTTTTTATAACTAAAATAAAATTAATATAAACCCTCTTTAATTAGGGGGTTTAATAAAACTAAAAATAATTATTATGGCAATATGTAATGCTTTAACAACAGGATTGAATAAATCATGTGATACTAATGCCGGTGGTTTGAATAAAATTTTCATTACAGATTATGAAAATGTTTCTTCTTATACCGTTGGTGCTGGTACAGGTGGCGATTGGATTACTGGTATAACAATGGCTGGTCCAGCGTTATTCTATGAATTTCAAACAAATAAAAACGTATGTAACTTCGTTGAGACAGTTGCAATTGATTTGACAGCAGGAACAACATTCTTTAACCAAATCGTAACGGTTGTTCTTTCAAGAAGAGAAACTATCAAAAGAAATGCTATCGAAGAATTAACTGATGGACAAAAACAATTATGTATCATAGTTCTTGATAGTAATGGTCTTTACTGGTTCTCAGGATTAGATGAAGGTTCTTATGTATCAGGAATTGAAGGTGGTTCAGGTACAGCAAAAGCTGATGCTAATGGATATACTATCACTTTAACTGCGATGGAAGCTATTCAAATGTATCAAGTTGACCCAACTATTATTGCAGCAATCGTATAATAGAAATTAACTTAAAAGAAAAGGTGAGGAAATATCTTCACCTTTTTTTATATAAAATAATTAACAAAATGGACGAAAATACAAATGATGCTCCAGCTAAAGCTCGTGGTAGATATAAAATTAAAGAAGAATTAAGAAATCAAGATATTAAAATTGGAGGAGTTCTTTATGAAAAAGTTATATTCAATAGAGATAGTGAAACTTTATCAAAAATGTTAAAAAGTAATGATAAATTAGTATCCTATTTAATAGCTGATGAAGAAATTGATAATAAAGAAACAATATCTTCTTTAAATAAAGAGGCTGATGTTTTATTGGAAAAAATCAATAAACTTGAAAAGGAAAACAAAGAATGGGATGCGAGATTAAAATCAGCATACAATGAAATGGATAAAATGAAAAAGGAAATTGAAATGTTAAGAAAAAGAAAAGGTGAAAAAGAGGCTGAAAAGGTTGTTCTAAATGACGAAGGGATGGGAAATCCATTATAAAAAACAAATATAAAGTTTTTTAACCACTCTTTCTGGGTGGTTTTTTTATTTAATAAACAAAATATGATAAAATTATATTTAAGATATGATAAGATTAAATGATGGACCAAACGATATTTATGTAACTATTAACGAAAAGGGTAGTGGTGACTATTATATATTGAGGGTTGTTGATAATATGGATATTAATGTTCAAAGTCTATGTATATTGGGTGAGAATATATCTCCTGATGTAACAAGATATGATAAGTTTGAACTAAATGTTGCAACATCTTCTGGTGTTGATGATGGAGTTTTTGTCGCTATGAATGAAAATGGATTTGCATGGAATTCGTCTAATGGATTTGATTGGGCAACACATTCAGCAGCAACTGGAAATGAGATATGGCTGACTTATTTAAGTGAGAGAAAAAGGTTATTATCAACATCTTATGCTTTTTCCAATAGTGAATGGACTGATAATCCATATGAAACATATACAGCAACCGTAACACCTTTTGATTTAGGAAATCAAGTAAGTTATTCATCAAAACACGATAGAGTTATTGCTTTTGATAATGGTCCAAATACTTTTTGTTGGTCGGATGATGGTGCTATAAGTTGGACAACCGCATCATACCCAATCCCATATGAACCATTTGGTGCTACTATTGTATCATGTTGGTCAAAAGAATTGGATATATGGATATATTTAGGTTCAAACTATATTTATTCATCTGCTGATGGTATAAATTGGGCAACACAATCAAGTGATTTACCAGCTGGTTCAAATAATTATATAAAATGGATTAAAGAATTGGATTTATATCTTCTTTTAAGAGGTAATCAAGATGCTCAAATATCACATGATGGAGTAAGTTGGTTCCCAGTTTATGTTAATTCAGGTGGTTCGGATTGTTTGTTTTTTGACTTTGCTTATGGTGGAAAAACAGACGAGCCCTTAATAGTTGCGATTGGATATCATGGAGATATTGCTGCAGTTGATACTATATCAACATCACCAAATGGGATTGATTGGACAAGAAGAGAAAGTCCAGTTGATGGAAATTGGGCAGCAATTGATTGGTCTCCAGTCTTAAATATGTTTGTTGCAACACCGAGAGATGCATCACCGTTTATTGGTTCTTATGATGGGACTAATTGGTTTGTGTGTTCGGATGTGACAATTGGAGCTTTTAATGATATGTTATGGGTTGAAACATCAAATTATGATAATACTATTTTAGTTTTAGAGGATAGAGGACAATATAATTATGAAATCTGGGCTATGACAGGTTCAGTACCAGTTGGTCAAGAACCAATAGTATATTATGGTGGAACCATTTTAGAAAAAGGTAGAATAATTTTACAATAAAAAATAAATAAAAATATGGAATTATTTGGATATAATTTATCAAAAAAAGTAGAACCCCAATCGGTTAAAGCTGAGGTGATTAGCAAACCACAAATGACTAATGATATAATATCATTATCAATAATGGTTGATTTACCAAAAATTAAAGAAAGTAGAAATAAAGTTTATGTTGAATATGGGATTGATAATCTATATCCAGAATTCTTAAAAGATTTGTATAGTTCATCACCAACGCACAACGCCATTGTTAAAACAAAATCATTGATGGTGGTTGGTGAAGGATATACTTATGATGATACTTTTTTAACAGAGGCTGATAAAATAAATATCTTAAAAATTGTTGGTAGATTAGAAAAGGATTTTAATGCCCTATCATTAGACTTCCAATATATGGGAGCAATGGCTTTTGAAGTTATATGGAGTTTAGACTTTTCAAGAGTGGTTGAAGTTAATAGAGTTGATGCTTCTAAATTAAGAAGTGGTAAGTTTGAAGATGGAGTTG